CGACTTGGAGTGCGGGAGTGGCAGAGGAATTGGAGCTAACAGAAACACGGACGGCGCCAGTGGGCGGCGACACCTGCCAGCAGTCAGTGCCGTCGGAAGCAATGATAGCGAGGCCATTGATTGGCAGAACGATGCCAGCCCCCGTCGACATCTGGACAGTGATGTTGTAATCACCGGTGGTCTGCCGGTTGAAGAAATAGATCTTGGACGACGTAGGAAGCTGAACAGTTCGGGCGCCCGTCAGCACGCCGCTGAGCGTAAGGAAAGCCTTGCGGGACTCGTCGCTGATGGCGTTGCTGCTGGTGAGTGTGTAGGTGCCCGAGCCGGTCAGATCAATTTCAGCGTGGCCGGCGACCGCCTGACCGAGAAGCTCGATGGTTGTGTTGGTCTTGTCGCCCCAGGTGTCTTCGTTTTCGCCGGTGACCTGAAGTTCAAGTCGGAGAAGCGGATCATAGCTGGAAGGCATTAGCGTTTGTCCTCAAGAATGCGCGTAATTTTGTCGTCAATCCTATTTAACATGGATACGACTTTGCTTTCAAGTTGCGCCAGGGATTCGTGTGTGGCGAAAGTTCTGTTGGCGTCGGCCAGATCTTCGTAGTATTTGTTCTGGAGTGCATCTAGCTTGGTGTGTTGGGTATCAAGGCGCCGATGCAGATAGGCAGCGTAGCCGACAACGGCGGGCCAAATGATTTTGGTGAACAGCTCCCAGAGACCGTCAAAGTTTGTAATCAAGGATCGCGCTCCGTTATAGATTGATTGAAAGATCAAGGGAGCCTCCAGATTCCAAAAGAAACAGCTGGCCCGATTCGAGCAACAAAGCATAGATCTCAGGAGACAAAGGCAAGTTGAAATTGAAGACTTCGATCATCAGCCCATCTTCGGTAGTTATGTAGTCGCTATCCTCGGTACCGAGTACCCACACGCGAGGTCCGTCTTGCGGGCGCCCATCGGGGATGGGTAGCATTTCACGGCGCGGAATAGGTGGCCGGTTTTGGGGATGCCGAATTTTGTCGTAGGCCCCATCATAACAGGCGTCGCAAACAACAAAGCCAGTGGCTTCCTTGCGTAGCTGGTAGCGCCGATACTTAAAACTGCACCGATCACAGATAGACCAGCCGCGCATGACTCCCATTACGGATTCTCACCAAGGTTGTTTTCGGGCGAACCGCGCGACCTGTCGACGGTGTCGGAGCGCCGGGCACGGCGAGCCTCGTTGTTGATGACAGCCAGTTCCTCGTCGGCAACCGTCTTCCACCGCGTGGTTGCTTCGCCGTTCTTGGTCCACATGTTGGCGTACATCATGGCTGCCGCAAAGAGTGCCGCGTCTGCGTCAGTGCTGAACCAATTGGAAGGGGCCGTCGAACTAAGCACGGTCACCTTCGGCACGTATTCCAGATAGGCGGTCGTCGCGGAGGCAGGCGTCGGTGCCAACAAGATGGCGCTGTTGTTGTAGGGCGCGAAGTACTTGGGCACGCCGGTGGCCGTGAAATCAGGCCAGTAGGCTGCCAGATATTCGTTGGTTTGTTGGAGAAGGTTGACAACGCCCGTGCCAGACACAAACACTTGGATGTTCTTGAGAACCATAAGGTCAGCGGGCAGCGAGACTAGGCGGCTGTCAGCAGAGACGACAGCTTCGACGTTCAGGAGGATGTTGACTACATCGCAGCGGCGCTGCAAATAGGTTTGGGCACGCTCAACAATGCTGGGCATAGCTGCCAGGAATTCGTCGGAGTCTTCTTCCATGTTGGCGACGACGTCATCGACGAGGGTGCTATAGGTGTAGCCGGCCATCAGCGGTGCCTCCCAATCCGAATGAAGACTGAGCCGCGCTCGCGGTCTTCACCCATGGCTTCTTTGACCGCCATATCGTATTCAGCTTTGAGAAGGGCGAGGCGTTCGGTTGGAACGCGGGAGTTCCGGCGCAGCCCAATCCAGTAGGCAAGGCCAAAGATGAGAGCAGGCACGAAACGGCGCGGCACATCCACTTGGTTGAAAGCGCGAATAACGTCTTCGGTGTTCTTCTGGATTGTGATGATAAGCGAGTAGGTGTCGTCTGGAAGTGGCCAGACATTCAGGAGGCTGGAATCTCGGCGCCGGTCAAACCAATAGGAGGTCGGACGGCCGGCCTGGGTCTTGGTAGGGATTTCGGCCCACCGACTGTAGCCGTGCCGCTCCAGCAGGAGGTCGGCGGTGTCGAGGCGGTTGGAAATTGAAAGCACGTCGAGGACGGTGTTGTCGAGGGTGTATTGGCCCAGCGATACAGATGTGTCGATGGTCGTGGTTTCAATTTTGTGGAGCAGTACGTTCTGATTTTGGATGCGGGTGAGGAGGATGTTCATGCCCCGCATGGCGGCCGTGAGTTCCTCAGCGAGAATTGGGCCGCCGCCCACCATGGCTACAGCATCCTGCAGGATGTCGTCAAATTCTGGATCAAAGTTTGAGACGCCGCTTGTGGACACCAGGGAACTCCAAAAAGAAAAGGGAGCCTCGCGGCCCCCTTAAATTACCGCACGTAATTCAGCGGGAACATATTATACTGGTTGTGCAAGCGATGTCAAATCAAAACTACGTACGCGATCAGGTGGAGCCAGACGAACCGTACCACGCACGCCAGTCAGACCAGCCGAAGCTGTAACGCTCGCGGGCCTTGTAGCGCATGTTGCCGGTCAGGAAGTCCACGTCGTCCTTCGTGGCCAGCGGCATACGCACAAACATCTTGGTGCCGCCCGGAACGTCGGTGCGGATGTACCAAGCGTTGGAGTCCGTGAAGCGATGGTTGACCGTGTAGCCCTTCGAGAAGAGGCCCATGTCGCGCATGGCGTTGGTGTCGTTGTCAGCGGTGGCAACTCGGCCTTCCGACTTCAGAATGCGGTGAGCCACAAACTGGAGCTGGGGCGGAATGTGCAGGCTGACAGCCTGACTGCCAATGAGGATGCCACGGTCGTCCTTCTGGAGCGAAATCGTGATGAGCGCATTCTCAAGCGCAGTCTCGGACAGATCAGCAGACACCCGGTTGGACTGCGCGCCGGCCGCGAGGGTCGGGTGGTCAGTCGCAAACAGAGCCTTGCCGTCGCCCCCAACCACGGCCGTATTGAAGCCGTTGTTGAACACGTTAGCCGCCTTGATCTGCTTGGCGTTGGCCATCGCGCGGCCCATGGCATTCGCCTTGAGCTTGCCAGTCGTGCCATACAGATTGTCTTCGATAGCCTCTTCGGTGATCGCGAAGGCCATGGCAACAGTCTCGTGGTTCCAACGAGAGGTCCACGTTTCCTGCGCCGTATCGAAGAAGACCTGTTCGCCTTCAGACTTTACGGGAGCCGTACCGAAGCCCGACATGCCAACTTCCTCTTCGAAGGAGCGGTCGGACTTCTCGACATCGAACAGCGGAAGATGCTCGTTGTCGATCTGCTTATAAGCCTGACCAAAGATAGCATTGAGGCCAGGAATAAGCTGCTTGGAAAATTGTGCGCGAGTAAGAACAGCCATTTGTCATCCCTCCTTAGGTGGCCGAAACCAGCGCAATGGCACTGTTCAGACGCACAAGAACCACCGGGTAGGGGTCGCTCCAGGCATTATCCACAATACGCGCCAGCCCCACAATCTTGAGCGCACCAGTCACCGCAGACGTGCGGGTCGAGGCGTCAAGAGCATAGCGACTAACCTTGAACACGGTGTCAACCGCGTCAGCGGCAGTAGCCGTAACGTTGAAGTTCAGCCCGACGTCACCAGCCGACACAGACGCATCCGCCTGAATCTGGAAGATAATCTGGGGATTATCCGCCACATAAACCTGCGGCCGATTGTCGCCATCAATGGAGCCACCGCTGGACGTATCCGCCGGCAGGTACTGATCGACGACCGGACGCTTCGTGGTCGGGTCGATATAGGCAACGCCGATCACAGCGCCGAGCAGGGGGCCGGTGCCGCCGCCAGCGGACGTAACCACGCCCCCAGACAGGCCGACCGGCGTACCCTTAGCAAGATCGGGACAAGCCGCCCCATTCGGAGCAGCATACTGGCGAACTTCGTTGCCGTGGCTATTAAAGCCCTGGGCAGGAAGCAGGCCGAAAGGGGCAAAAGCTAGCGCCACCGTTAATCTCCTTTAGTTGTTAACCAAAGGACGGTCGCCGCCCCCTGGAATATCCACGCTTACTGTTGTTGGCAATCTGAACGAAGCCACCAGTTCCGTCATCATAGTTGATCGTCCGAAGGTCGTAAGCCTGCTCCGCATTGTTTGCTTGGTCGATTGCAAACTGGAGGATGGCTTCCGCTCGTCGACGTGGCAGCTTGGCAAGGACTAGATCGCCATTAACAGCCATGCCCTCTAGGGCAGAAATCTTTGAGCCGACTGCCGGAAATACGAATCCCTCGGGCATATCTGCCATGGGGACGAACTTCCAGCCTTCTCGCATGCGCTTAGAAATATTAGAGTAGTCATCTTCACTTCCCATTCGGAACCTGATCCAGCGATAAACGTACTGGTCATCATCCGGCATGGGCGGAATTTCTAGCGCGTTAGGTGGAGTATACTCTTCTTCAAGAGAAATTTCAAGTGTCTCGTCAACATCATTTGGTGCGACGAAAAGCTTATGCTTGGTCATTACAGAATCTCCGTGTATTGGTTTGGCGTATTCATGGCGCGCTCACGCTTCGCCTTCTCACGCGCATACGTAGTGATGTCGAGACCCAGGTGGTTAGCCATCTCTCGGTCGGCCGCCGTGATCTGCACCCGAATCTTGTCGCCGGCCGGGGTCGCGCCCGCTCGCGGCTGGATGGTGGGTGTCCCTGCTTTCGGCTTCGCGCCTGTGCGTCCGTTGAACTTGTGGGGTAACTCCGTCCGCAGGCGCTTATCAAGTTCGTTGAAGTAGTCGGAGTCGGTCGGCGAAAAGCCTTCCTGCACCATTTGTTCGTCGACAACGCGGGCAACCTGCGTCATAATGGCGTCGCGGTTGAACCAGTCCTTGTTGTCTTCGTACCACGCCATAGCCTCGGGAGAAGGCTTGCCCGGCTCAGTTGAACCAGTCTGGCGAGATTGTGGGGGCGGCGCGGTCGTCGCAGGCGTCTGCTGCTGCACTTCCCCACCAGACGACGCCCGACGCGGAGGGAGGGTGCGCCTTTCCTTTTCAGCCAGCTTCTTATCGGCAACCAGTTCTGCCAATTCCTGCTGGGCTTCCCAAACCTTGTCGCGGTCACCCGCATCAAAGGCCGCATTGTAGTCAGCACGCTTCGCCTTGATGCGGTCGTCGATGGTCTGGATGTAGAGGTCCAGCCCCACAGCCGCACCCTCGGTGGCATCCGATTCATATTTGGCGGCCTTGGCTTCGGCTGCCTTGGCACGCTCCTCAGCTTCGGTGGCGCGGGCCTGCCACGCATCACGGGCAGCCTTGAGGCGCTGTGACCGGGTCTGCCGGCGCTTGCCACCTTCCTCGCCACCGCCTTCGTCTTCGTCCTCATCGTCCGTCCGGGGTCTGCTGGACGGGAGCCTCGTCAGATTCGGGCTCCTGCTCAATTACTTCCTCTTCCTGAATGATCTCCAGATCATCGGGGATTGGGGTCGCGCCGGGATTGTCCAAGTCGAGAGTCTGATAACCGCTTTCTGACATCTAGTTATTCCTTGAAATTGCTGTCGAGCCACTCGGGCTTATCGACGACGAGGTCAATAGCGCCGGCCTTGACGATCAGCAGCTTGACGCCGCGCCAGTAAAGCTTCTGGCCAGCGAACTTTGCGTACACAACATAGTCGCCCGGCTTCACCCACGGGCCCGTCAAATAGATTTCCTTGTCCTTGAAAGCCAGCTCACCGAGCGCCAAGACGCGCCCAACCGTATTGAGATGGTCCCTGTCTGCCCGCACTGATTCAGGAATCAGAATGCCACCCGCGCTAACCTTGCGAACCGGCACCGGGCGCACCAAGATACCGACGCCCGGGATGCGCGGCAACGGAGCCGGATCGGGAACGCCATCTTCAGTAAGCCACTGGTCATTTGAAATCGCCCCATCGAGGGCTTCGCGCGTAAACATTAGATTCGTTCTTCTCCGGGTTTGGTTTTCACTAGCTCAGTCAGTATGTTTGCCGCCATCTCCAGCCCGTTGATAATGCCAACGCGCCTGGAGTATTCCTCGTACGTCTTCGCGCGACCGCTAGCAATCGCTTTGCTCTCGCGGTCAACATGTTCCTGCAACAACGCGTAGTACTCAGAAACCAGTTTCATCAGGTTGTCCTGTCAGCTAATTGCTTGACTTCAATTTGCGCTATCTTAGCGTTGTTGTCAAGGATTTTACTAGCACTGTCAACTTGCAGCCTAGCATCCTTGTTAGCAATGTCAGCTCGCAATTCCTCAAACTTCAAATCCAGTTCCCGCTGCTTAAGTGCCAGCGCGGCCGACTCACGGGAGTCCTGCGAATCGATGCGCTTCTGCGCGATATCAAGTTCGCGCGCCTGTAGCATCATCATCTTGTCCTCAGTCGACTGCGGTGCCGTACCTGCCTCAGCGGATGCGGCCACCATCTTCTGAGCGATGAGCGCCTGGACCTGCGGGTCTTGGGCTGGCACACCTGCCGCCTGTGCAGCCTGCATAACCTGCGCAATGAAGATCAGGGTCTTGTGCTCAGACACATTCGCCTTGAGGGCGGCCGTGCCAACAGCAACCGTTGGGTCGTTGGTGCCCTGCATCTGCGGCGACTGCAGGGACGCCCCCTTCACGATGCTGGGAGCGTTGTGGT